AGAAAAAACAAATTATAAATTTGAGGAAGGGGAAATTGCTATTGGTCATACTTACTTAAATATAAATATGTTATATCATTATTATACTACATTATCAATGAGAACCGATGATAAAGGTTTTAATTTAGGAGAATTTTTAAGAAATATTTGGGATGGGGTAAGCTCAAATTCAGGGAACCATAAATTTGTTTTGCACACTGATTTTGAAAGGCCTAATATAATAAGAGTAATTGATTTAAATAGTAATACTGGAAATGATATATTTGATAATGCTTTTACTTTAAACATTTTAGGAACAGACTCAATTTGTAGAAAATCTACATATAATACTTCTATTCCTAGTTCTCAAGTTGCTACTATGGCTATAAATTCTCAAGATACTAGAAATGCTGAGAATGTGGATGATGTAACATGGAATGCTTTTAATGAAGGAATAAGGAATAGATTTTATAAAGCCCCAATACCAATGGATGAGGAAACAAAAGAAAATATTAAAGAAAGAGAAGAAGAAAATACCCCTAAAGGAGCCGAAGGTCAACTTTTAGATACTCCTAAAAAAATATATGATCATAATTTATGGTTAATGGATCATGAAGAAGGAGATGATGAAGGAACATGGTGGGGTTTTGAGTGGGAAACTGAAGGTTATCAACAACAAATTCGCGATTATAAAAAAGCTGTAGCAGACGGGGATTATCAAGTTGCTAAAGAAGGAACAGTTTCCGGCTTTTTTTCTCCAGAAGCAACAGATGAAAGGGAGGATATTGAAGAAATGAAAAAAGTAGTTAAAAAAGCCCAAGCACAATCTGAATGGCTTTGCCGACATAATACTGATGGGAGTCTTATAGATGATGGACCTGCTCCTCCTGCTGTTATCCCCTTAAAATTTCAATGTGAATTAGATGGTATATCGGGAATAGTTGTAGGAAATGTTTTTAAAATAGACCCTTCAAGATTACCACAATCTTATAAAAATAAAAAAATAGCATTTATTGTTATGGGAGAATCTCAAAAAATAACCGCGGGGCAAGATTGGACAGTAGAAATAACAGGCCAAATGCAATTATTTAATGGAGAAAATCCGGCTAATTATATTCCACCTAAGACAACTGATGAAGCTAAAAATAAAAAAGCTAAGATGGATGGGGCTTCTGGCAAAATAAACCCTAATGTTGATGACAATTCAACTAATGGGGCTCAAGCTAATAAATTAAGAAAAATTTTAAAAGAATTAGGATATAAAGAAAAAGGAGTAGAAATAGATAATGGGGGGGATATTTCTATTACTATGAGAAAAGCAGGGGAAAAGGTATTTAGAACAATTAAAAAAGAAATACCTTCTATAGAAATAAAGGTTACAGGGGGTAATGATGCTTTCCATCAGAGGTTAGGTTATACTAGTAGACATACTGCGGGGAGAGCTTTAGATTTTGTAATTTATCCTAGTACAAACAAAAATCTAGATAAAGTAGTTAATATTTTACAAAGAATATCAGCAGGCAATAATCCAAATTTTAGGTTTATAGATGAATATAGGCGTTTATCTAAAGCGGGGAGTGGTGCTCATTTTCACATATCTTGGGGCCCCGGAACAGAAGCCCAATCTACTTTAAACAAATCATTAGCTTTAGCTAAACAAGGAAAAATCAACCCAATTCAAATAGCATAATGGCATATTTTCCAAAATCTAAAATATTAGTTAAAAATACTCCTGGAAATAAATTTGTTTATAAGGATACTTCAAAGGAATATATTGGAGATTATCTTGAATTAAGTAATGGAACTTATTTTGCAGGCAGTAATACTTCTAAATTAGGTAAAGAATTAATTTTAGGTAGTGAAGATGGTTCTAATAAAAGTGTTATTTTAAATAATAACATATATAATATACTTAAAGAGAGTTATTTTAAAAAATTTCAAAAATTAAAACCTCTTTTAGCTACTCGCCCTAAACCTACAGAAAAAGATTATAAAAATGGTAAATATACAAGATATTTTGCTATAAAATCAAATAATAGGGATGTATACTTTGAAATTAATAAAAAAACATATGATTCTTTAAGTAATAAAAAATTAGAGTATGATGTTAATATGTTTAAACCTGGACAAATTAAATGGAGTTTAGAAATAGATGCTTTTAGTATAAACACTAGGGCGTTAAGAGTATATGAACAAACTTACCCCAATGTAAGTAAATTTTTTAGAAATCCTGGGGAATTTGCAAAAAGACGTGGTTAACTGACTTTTTTTTCTTAAAATCGGTTATGTTTTATTTAATAGAAACTTTAGAACAGCTCAAACAATTTGAGCAGGAAGAACACTTTGATGATTGTTATATTGAATTCATTCAAGGTAATGATAAAAAACACCCTGCTTTAGATAAACCTATTTTAATTTATATTTTCTCTTATCTTTTAGATAAGGGATTTATGATTAGTTTAAATCACCCTGAATGTATAAACGATACCTCCCATGTTTTATGGGAAACAGAAGTTTATAAACTTATAGAAAAATATAATAAACTATGGGTTTTAGACAAGAAAAAATCATTACACTTATATTCTTCTCATTGTATGGTTGACTTAAAATCCCGCCATTACCTTATAAAAGGTAAACCATTTGAGGACGACTTCACAACCACAGCTCACACATACTTCCAGCGTAAATTCAGCAAGACAAACGTAAATAAAATGATACCTGTTGGGAAGCACTACAGTGTGTGCGAACGTAGAAGATACGCTGCTCTCACAGGAATTTTTGATAATGTGAGAACAGGAATAGAAAGTCTTGAGTGGTATGATAAGGCTTTAATCCCCGTTTTATATAAACTTGAACAACAAGGTTTGCAAATAAATAATAAATTTGATGAATATTTTGATGTAGAAAAAAAGTTCAACATTGAATATAATAAAATTTTAGGCCAATATAACTTTGAAACAACCACAGGGAGACCAACAAACAATTTTAATGGGATTAATTTTTCAGCTTTAAAGAAAGATAATGGAGAAAGGGAATGTTTTGAAGCTAGTAATGATTTCTTTGTTGAGGTGGATTATGAAGGGTATCACCCAAGAATAATTGCTGATTTAGTAGGATATGAATTTGGGAATGGAAGCATTCACAAACAATTAGCTAAAATGTATTTTGAAACAGATGAGATTACAGATGAGTTATATAAGAAATCTAAAGAATTTACATTTAAACAAATGTATGGGGGGATTAATAAAAAATATTTAAAACATGATTATTTTAGATTAACTCAAGATTTTATAGATGATTTATGGGAAGAATTTAATAAAGATTGGCCTACAAGAAAGGAGTATGCTCATATTGAAACTCCTATTGCGAAAAAAAGAATACTTAAAAAATATTTCCCTGATATTACTCCCCAAAAATTATTTAACTATTATATCCAAAGTATAGAAACTGAAAATAACATAGAGGTAATGGGTAAATTATTTAGATTTTTAGAAGGAAAAGGTACTAAATTAGTATTGTATGTATATGATTCCTTTCTTTTTGATTTTGATAAAGGAGATGGAAAAGAAACATTAATAGAATTAAATGAAATTATTGCAAATAATAAATTTCCTTTAAAACTTAAAACAGCTAAAAACTATAATGATTTAAATGCTTTATAAGGGGGTCCATATTTATAGCTAAATATGGTTTTTATAATAATCGATTAAATGAATAATCGTCTTTATTGTACGTTTGTTTCCCCCTCAGACATTAAAGAAACAGTAGATAGCATTTGTGCCTCTTATACTGTTATCTTTAAGAAAGTATTTGTCCTTATTTCAGAAGATAGGGAAAAAACAATGCTTACTTATAACATTGATATGAATAATACCTCTGGGGAATTTAAAGTACCTAACACTATTTTAGTACATAGGAAAAAACATACAAATACTTTATATACTATAAACGCTCTCAACGAACTAATTAGGTCTTTAAATAATGGTTTATTAGATAAGACATATGTAGTGAATTGGAATAATTACCGTAATTGTATTTTATTATTCCAAACTGAAGGTTTGAAAAAAGTAAATACAAAAGTAAAAGAAGTTATAAATCTTAGCTAAAAAACTTGGTTATTGGTTTTTTTGTTATTACAGTCAATCAAATAATTTTAAATTTTAAATTTTTAACAACATGAACATAGATGAAGTAAAAAAGCGTCTTGATAAATTCAAGAACAAAAAATCAGGCAGTAGTGATAAAGCTGAATATCTTGCTAGTTTTTGGAAACCTAAAGCAGGTGTAAAATCAGTAGCTCGAATTGTGCCTTATAAGCATAATAAAGAATATCCATTCACTGAATTATACTTTTATTTTGGAATTAAAGTTCCTAGAATGATTGCATTAACAAACTTTGATGAATCTGATCCGATTATGGAGTTTGCAAACGAACTTAGGAAAACCAATGATGCTGATAATAAGGAATTAGCTAAGAAGTTATACCCTAAATTAAGAACTTTTGCCCCTGTAATTGTAAGAGGAGAAGAAGATAAAGGAGTTAGATTTTGGGAATTTGGTAAACTAGTATATCAAGAATTACTTGGAGTAATTGGTGATGAAGATTATGGTGATATAACAGATATAACTAAAGGTCGTGATATCACTGTTGAAGTAATCCCAAAAGCTGAAACAGGTAAATTATATGATACTACTACAGTAAGAGTTAAACCAAATACATCACCACTAGTTGATGATACTACTTTAGCTGAAACCTTACTTGAAGATCAAAAGGATGTTACTGAAATTTTTCATCGATTTACTTTTGATGAAATGAAGAAAAACCTTCAATCTTGGTTAAAACCAGATGAAGAAGGTGAAACAGTAGAACATACAGAACCCAAAGCTAAAGGTAAAGAAGATCTAGATTCAAAGCTAGATAAAGTTTTTGATTAATTATGGCGAAAAAAAAAGCAAATGATAATAGTCTGAATGGGGAATTAACAGACGTTTTGGCGGAATCACTCAATAAAAAATTCAAAAAAGAACACAGTAAAACCGCGTATTTCTTGGATGGAGGGTCGGAGTCACCAACTGACGTGCCTGAATGGATTTCCACAGGATCTACGGTTCTTGACCTAGCTATTTCAAACAGACCTAATGGGGGTTTACCAGTATCTAAAATTGTAGAAATCACAGGTTTAGAGCAAAGTGGTAAATCTTTGTTAGCTGCTCATGTTGTAGCAAACACACAAAAGAAAGGGGGGATAGCCGTTTATATAGACACTGAATCATCTTTAGATTCTCGATTTTTGAGAGCTATTGGTGTTGATGTTGAAAAAATGGTTTATGTTCCTTTAGAAACTATTGAAGAAGTATTTGATGCTATCGAAGATGTAATTTTAAAAATCCGTGAAAGGGATCCAGATAAACTGGTTACTATAGTGGTTGATTCAGTTGCTGCCGCAACTACAAAAATAGAATCTGCTGCTGACTTTGAAAAGGATGGTTATGCTACTCAGAAAGCAATTATAATGAGTAAAGCATTACGTAAAATTACAAATCTAATTGGTAGAAAGAAAATACTTTTAGTTTTTACAAATCAATTAAGGCAAAAATTAAACGCAATGCCTTTTGGAGATCAATACACAACATCAGGGGGTAAGTCCCTTCAATTTCACGCTTCTGTAAGACTTAGACTTAAAAATATAGGTAAGTTAAAAGAAAAAATCAACGGAGTAGAAGAAATCGTAGGAAATAATGTAGAAGCTCAAGTGGTAAAAAATCGTTTGGGTCCTCCTCAAAGAAAAGCAAAATATCAAATTTACTTCAATGCAGGAATAGATGATTATAGTGGATGGTTAGATTTAATGAAAAGCTATAAAATCTTATCTGGTGGTGGTGCTGGTTGGTATACTTACAAATTTGGAGAAGAAGAAATTAAATTTCAAGGTGTAGGTGAACTTAAAGAATTACTAAACACTCGTGAAGATATTAAAGCAAGAATGTATGATCAAATTTGTGAACATTATATAATGTTATACCGACATGAGGTTAAAGAACTTGACAGGAATGTTGATGAAGTGGTTATAGAAGAAGGCGGAATAAACGAAAATGACTGATTCAATCTTAGATATTTTAAACAAAGTCCAAGAATCAGAAAATCAAGATAAAAACTCAAAAGTACTCATAATAGACGGGTTAAACCTGTTTTTAAGGACCTTTAGTGTAAACGGAAGTTTAAACGAAAGAGGAGTGCCTGTTGGGGGTTTGATAGGTTTTTTGAAATCTTTGGCATACACAATAAGGGAAATTACACCTACAAGGGTAATTATTGTTTTTGATGGAGCTGGAGGTTCTTACCGGAGAAGAAAGCTTCACCCTGAATACAAAGCCAATAGAAAACCAAGTAAACGTATAACTAGATGGGATGCTTTCAATTCTATTAAGGATGAGAAAGCAGCAATGAAAGCCCAATTTTCAAGATTACTAGAATATTTGGATTGTTTGCCATTAGATGTTATCACTATGGATAATATTGAGGCAGATGATACAATAGCGTACGCAGCTCAGAATATCCTTACTGAAGGGGATATAGTAATAATGTCAACCGACCGAGATTTTTTACAATTAGTAGATAGCAGAATTACCGTCTGGAGCCCTATTAAAAGAATATTTTATACGCCAGAGAAAATTTTAGAGGAATTTAAAGTCCCATCTTATAATTTTTTAACATATAAAATTTTATTAGGGGATAAATCAGATAATATAGAAGGGGTTAAAGGGTTAGGACCCAAAAAAATACCTAAAATATTTCCAGATATTGTGGATAAGCAGTTTGATTTAAAGGAAATTATAAGTTATTCCACATCCCAAGAAGGACCAATGTATGAAAGAGTTATAGAATCTGTAAATCAACTTCACCTAAATAAAAAATTAATGGATCTAAAAGAAGTAGACATTTCAGGTAACATAAAAATGAAAATCTTTGATAAAATAAATTCGCAAATAAATTTGCTCTCCAAAAATAATTTTATTATGTTATACACAGAAGATAAAATGGGAGAAGCTTTAGGTAGCACCGATATGTGGTTAAACCAACATTTTTTAAAATTAAACGGCTTTGCAAAACAAACAGACAAATAAATTAACTCAATATGGACATAGTTTCCAAACCAAAGCATTAGCCTTACTTGTAACAAATAGAGAATTTTTACAACAAGTAGCTGATATTGTTTATCCTGAATATTTTGATTCAGATGCCAATAAATGGATTGCAGAACATACCATAAAATATTACAACGAATATAAAACTATCCCCACAATGGAGGTTTTTAAAGTTGAACTTGATAAAATCCCTAATGAAATTATAAGTGTTGCTGTAAAAGAACAACTCAAAGAAACATATAAATCTACTAAAGCAAGTGATTTAGAATTTGTTGAAAAAACATTTATAGATTTTTGTAAAAACCAAACACTTAAAAATGCTCTATTAAAATCAGTTGACCTTTTAGGAATGGGGGGGTATGATGATATTAGAACTTTAATCGATAATGCATTAAAGGCAGGTGTTGAAAAATCATTAGGGCATGAGTATTTAAAAGAACTAGAAGAAAGATATAGAGAAGAAAGCAGATCCCTTATTGAAACTCCTTGGAGTGTCATAAATAGAATTTTAGGAGGAGGATTAGGAAAAGGAGATTTAGGTTTAATTGTAGGGGGTCCTGGTACAGGTAAATCTTGGGCATTAGTTGCTTTAGGAGCTTGTGCTGTTACTATGGGGTATAATGTTTTACATTATACTTTAGAATTAGATGACATTTATGTTGGTAGGAGATATGATGCTTGTTTTTCTAAAATACCTGTTAACGGAATCTTAGAACATAAAGATGAAGTAAAAGGAATCATTAAAAAATTAAGAGGAGAATTATATATAAAGTATTATCCTACGGGCAGAGTAGGCATAAATACACTTCATGCTCATATAGAAAAATGTAAAAACCAAGAAATTAACCCTGATTTAATAATTGTTGATTATGCTGATTTATTAAAGGGAGCAGGGAAAGAAAGAAGAGATAAACTAGATGATATTTATATGAATTTAAGAGGATTAGCGGGTGAAGTAAAATTACCAATTTGGACAGCTTCTCAAGTAAATCGTTCAGGGGCAAGAGAAGAAATTATTCAAGGGGATAGAATAGCAGAGTCTTATGCTAAAATGATGATAACAGATTTTGCAATGTCACTTTCAAGAAATAGAGAGGATAAAGATAACGGAACTGGTAGATGGCATATAATGAAAAACCGATATGGTCCTGATGGTATGACTTTTAATTCTACTATTGATACTTCAATCGGACAAATAAACATTTCTGATAGAGAAAACCCTTCCACACCCGAAGATAATGCTGTTACTAATCCAAATGGATTATCTAATGCTGATAGAAGGAGTTTATATAGATCTCAAGAAGACTTCTTTAATCTTGGTTAGGTTTTTATTGTATATATTGTATTTATATTTGAAAAAAAGCCAACCAAAGTGAAGATTAAAGCTTCTCTTTTTTTGTCTAAAGGTATATCGTCGGTTTTTTATAGTTTATAATATTTATTAATCTTAACCCCACATTAAAAATGGATACCTCACAACAAATTTTATCTGATATAGTAGTTTATAACAAATATGCAAAATATAATAATAAAAAACAACGGAGAGAAATTTGGAAGGAAATAGTTACACGAAATAAAGAAATGCATCTTAAAACATTTCCCCAACTTAAAAAGGAAATAGATGAAGCTTATAAGTTTGTTTATGATAAAAAGGTTTTACCCTCAATGCGTAGTTTACAATTTGCAGGGAAACCTATTGAAATAAATAATTCAAGAATATTTAACTGCTCTTTTTTACCTATTGATGATTTTTGTGCTTTTTCTGAAGTTATGTTTTTATTGTTATCTGGTTGTGGAGTAGGTTTTAGTGTTCAAAGACATCATGTTGAAAAATTACCTGAAATCAGAAAACCCCTTAAAAAACGAAGGTTTTTAGTAGGAGATTCAATTGAAGGTTGGGCAGATGCTGTTAAAGTACTTTGTAAAGCTTATTTTGGATTTTCAAATTCTGTACCTGATTTTGATTTTAGAGATATTAGACCTAAAGGGGCTCAATTAATTACCGCAGGAGGAAAAGCACCTGGACCTGAACCTTTAAAAGAATGTTTATTCCAAATCCAAAAATTACTTGATCGAAAAGAAAACGGAGATCAACTAAAACCTATTGAAGCACATGATATTATATGTCATATAGCTGACGCTGTTTTATCCGGGGGTATTCGCCGAGCAGCGTTAATTTCTTTATTTAACATCGATGATGAAGAAATGTTATCAAGTAAATTTGGGGATTGGTGGGAAAAGAACCCACAAAGGGGAAGAGCTAATAATTCAGTAGTAGTTGTTCGTCCTAAAGTTAAAAGGGATGACTTTTTTAAACTATGGAAAAAAATAGAAGCTAGTAATTCTGGAGAACCTGGCGTTTATTTCTCAAATGATAAGGATTGGGGAACTAATCCTTGTTGTGAAATTGCCTTAAGATCCTTTCAATTTTGTAATCTAACAGAAATAAATGTTTCTAATATTGAATCCCAAGAAGATTTAAATGAAAGAGCAAGAATTGGAGCCTTTTTGGGAACCTTACAAGCAAGTTATACTAATTTCCATTATTTAAGAGATATTTGGAAAACAACCACTGAAAAAGAAGCATTGATTGGTGTAGGAATGACAGGGATAGCAAGTGGAAAAATTTTAAATTATAATCTAGAAGAAGCTGCTGGAGTAGCTAAAAAAACAAATGAAGAGGTTGCCAAAATAATTGGAATTAATGTAGCCGCAAGAGTAACCACAGTAAAACCTTCAGGAACTAGTTCATTAGTTTTGGGAACTTCCTCAGGTATTCATGCTTGGCATAATGATTATTATATTAGGAGGATGAGATTGGGGAAAAATGAATCCCTTTATCAATATTTAGCAAAACACCACCCTGAATTGGTTGAAGATGATTTTTTCAAACCCCATATTCAAGCAGTAGTTGCTGTCCCTCAAAGGTCTCCAAATAATGCAATAATGAGAGATGAATCAGCATTAGATATGCTTGAAAGAGTTCGTAAATTCAACACTGAATGGGTAAAATCAGGGCATAGAAAGGGAGCTAATACAAATAATGTATCTGCAACAGTTTCAATTAAACCAGAAGAGTGGAAAGAAGTTGGGGAATGGATGTGGAAATATAACGAAACTTTTAATGGGTTATCAGTATTACCTTATGATAATGGATCTTATGTTCAGGCTCCTTTTGAAGATATATCTCAAAGTACTTTTTATAGATTAGAAAAATCTCTTTCAAATATAAATTTAACAAATATAAAAGAAATCACAGATGAAACTGATTTAAATGGCCAAGTGGCTTGTTCTGGAGGAGCTTGTGAAGTAGTATAATATGGTTTTTGGAGAAATATTAAATTTTCAAGATAGAATGTTTTTATGTAAACGTAAGATAAGAGAATCTCATCAACCTATTATAGAAACTTGGAAATTTTATTTACATTGTGATGTAATTTTAAAAAAAGATGGGTGGTTTTTCTTTTGTCAAGAAATAAAAGATGCAGAAATAGTTGAATAAAATTTGGGATATTAACCAATTGTTATTATAATATAAATAAGATGGATGAATTTGAATTATATAAAAATCTTGAAAGATTAACTGAGATTACAGGTAAAATAGAAAATATAGATGAAGATGTTACCTTTGAATATTTAGAAGAATTAAAAAAAGAAGCTATAGAAATAGAAAAAAAACTTAAGAAATTTCAAAAAGAATATCCAAAAACAAAAAAATAAAATATGGCTAGATATACAAGATCAGGACCAAGAATGGAAAAATGGATAACAAGGCGTAAAGAAGCTAAAGAACGTCAAAATTATTGGGAAGCTTTAACTTCTGTACAACAACTTGATAGATTAGATGAAAAGCTAGGCAGGGGGGTAGGAGCAGTTAAACAAAGAGCTAGAATAATTAAAAATTCTTATAAAAAATCAATTCCCAAAGTAGATGAAACCAAGCAATATACTGATCCCAAAAAACAAAGACAACAAAGGAAAAAGGCAAAAGCAAAAAGAAATGCACAAAAAGGGTATCAAAATTTCTCACGAGGTTCCTATTAGTTTATTAGAAAAAAGCTTAGAATTTAATGATTATGACTATTGTCTTCCTCATCTTTTAGATGAAAACGAAGAATATAGAGACTTTTTTTATAAGACCAGAGAAAAAGGACGTTATATAATAATGGATAATTCTCTCCATGAATTAGGGAAACCTTATAATTCTGAAAGATTATGGTATTGGATGAATGAACTCAAACCTAATGAATTTATAGTTCCTGACTATTGGCAAGATAAAACAGCTACTTTAGTTGCAGCTAAAAGCTGGATACAAAGAGATTACCCCAAAAATACTACACCAATGGCTGTGGTTCAAGCATCTAATAAATCAGAAGCAAGCGAATGTTATCGTATTTTAAAAATGCAAGGTTATAAAAAAATAGCTTTTTCTTATGGTGCTGATTGGTATTACGAAGAAGGATTACCAACAACATATGAAATTAAAACCAAATATCTGGTAAAAGCTCATGGTAGATATAATGTTATTAAAGATTTTTATGAAAGAGGAATAATTGAAAAATTCGATAAAATTCATTTATTGGGTTGTAATATACCCCAAGAGTTTGCTTGGTATAAAGATATGCCCTTTATAGAATCCCTTGATACCTCTAATCCAATTATACACGGATTAAAAGGAATTAGGTATTTTGACTTTGGTTTATTACATAAAGAAAGTGATAAAATAGACAAACTATTAAATCTAAACGAAAATTGGAAAGATGTTGAGTACAATATCAAAAAGTTTAGATCATTTATTAACTAAAATAAAATTATGATTTATGTTATAATATGCATTGTAGCTTGTGCAGCAGCCTTCATTATAGGAATGCATTATTCTCAAAGAAAATTTGAGGATTGGGCTGAAAAGAAAGCTAACGTTAAATTAGAAGAATGGAAATTTAAAGAAGAAAAAAGAATTAGAGAGGATGCCTACCAACGTAGTAGGGCAGTTTCATTTGGAAAAACAATTGAACATTATGTTCCTTTTATGAAAAATTTTCCTGTTGGGCCTAAAGATGTTCAGTTTTTTGGAAAACCTATAGATTATATAGCATTTTCAAATAGGGGAAGCAAGAAAAAATGTGCTGTACACTTTATAGAAGTAAAAAGTGGAGAATCTAATTTAAATAATCATCAATATAATATTAGACAAGCTATTAGAGAGGGAAGAATTCATTGGCATGAGTTTAATGTAGATGGTATATGGGAACACGAAACTAAAACACAACATTTAAAGAAAAAAACATGAAACAAGCAGTATTAAGTTTAAGTGGTGGGATGGATAGTAGTACTTTACTGCTCCATCTATTAGCAAATGATTATGAAGTAACAGCTCTATCTTTTGATTATGGCCAAAAACATAGAATTGAATTAGAAAGAGCCTGTGAGTTAGTAGATTATTTGAATTTTAAAGCTGATGAGATTTTGGTCGAAAATAGTTTAGGTAAAACTATAAAACATCATTTCCCAAAAGTTAAACACCAAATTATCAAATTAGATGGTTTATCTTCTTTGCTTAATTCGAGTTTAGTAGAAGGAGGAGATGAAGTCCCTGAAGGGCACTACGAACAAGACAATATGAAAGAAACAGTTGTCCCTAATAGAAATAAAATATTTTTTTCAATTATTCAAGCAGTAGCTTTATCTATTGCAAACAGAACTAAAGAGAATGTTTATATTAGTTTAGGGATCCATGCGGGTGACCATTCAATCTATCCTGATTGTAGACAAGAATTTAGAGATGCAGATGATGCAGCCTTCCAAACAGGTAATTGGGATGCTGATAGAGTTAAATATTATACACCTTATTTAAGTGGGGATAAATTTGATATTCTAAAAGATGGAGAGATATGTTGTAAAGATTTAGATTTAGATTTTAATGAAGTTTATAAGAAAACAAATACAAGTTATAAACCAATATATCATCCCTGGTCAGGTCGTATGGGAAGTGGGATTTATGGTAGTTTTCATAAATGCTATTCAGATTTTAAATCAGCTTCATCTGTAGAAAGAATAGAAGCATTCCTTAAACTTGGTCGTCCAGATCCTGTTGAATATGCAGATGAAAAGGGGCCTGTAAGTTGGAATAAAGCAAGTAAACACGTAAAAAAATTATTAAAAGAACATGCTTAAAAGAATAGAGGATTACAATAAGGTTTTACCATTAATTGAATTATATCTTTGTGTACAAAGTGAAGGAAGTCTATCAGGTTACCCAACAATAGCTGTTAGAACTACTGGGTGTACTCATAGATGTTGGTTTGGAGAAGGGGGTTGGTGTGATAGTTGGTATACTAGCATTCATCCTGAAAAAGGAACATATAACTTTAATGATATAGTTAAAATATATGATAAAAACCCCCATGTAACCCATATGATGTTAACTGGGGGCTCACCAACAATGCATCCAGCATTAGTTAACGAATTAACACATTTCGCCTATGAAAGAAAAATCAAAATTACTATCGAAACTGAAGGATCTCATTTTGTTGAAACTGATTATCCCCTTGATCTCATATCCTTTAGCCCTAAGTTTTCTAATTCTGTCCCTGAGTTGGATGTTATTACTCCAGGGGGTAAGATTGTTGACCAAAAGTTTATCGATACTCACAACAGGCTTAGGCTCAATTATGAAACAATGCAAAAAATGATAGCATTTCATAAAGATTATCATTTTAAACCTGTTTGGGATGGTGAAGAAGAAACATTAGATGAAATCGAAGAATTTAGACTAAAAATGGGCATCCCAAAATGGAAAACTTGGGTTATGCCTGCAGGGGATAATAGAGAAACATTAATAGAAATTTATCCAAAAGTTATTGAAATGTGTGCTGAAAAAGGTTATTGTTTTACAGGTAGAGAACATATAATTGCTTTTGATACAAAACGAGCAGTATAATGTTAAAAAAACAATCAATCAGGAGTGAAGTTACTATTTATTTAAATAATAAAATTATAAATAAAGACGAAATGATTGAGATTTCTAAAGATTTTACTGAACTTGAAGAAGCTAAATTTAGAAAAATGTTACAACAAGGGGGAATCATTAAGATTCGAGGTTCCATATATGAAATAAAACGAAAAGAAAAATACTAACAAATGGAAAAAATAAAAAATACCAGAAGAAAACACCACACAGATATTGAAAGCGTTCCTATAGGATTTGCAAATGGACAAGCACAAGGTAACCCACTTACAGAAGAAGAAAAAGAACAAATGATTCTAAAAGCTTCTTTTCATTATGGTAGGTTTTTAGATGCTTTAAAATGTGATTGGAAAAATGATCCAAATTCAATGGAAACCCCAAGAAGAGTAGCTAAAGCTTATGTAAAGGATTTATGGAAAGGAAGATACGATGCTTTACCTGATATTACTTCATTTCCCTCTGATGGATATCATGGAATAATTTTAGAAAGAGATATACCTTTAGTATCTCAATGTTCACACCATCATCAAACGATTTTAGGAAAAGTTCATATAGCTTATATTCCTGGAGATGATGGAAGAGTAATTGGTCTTTCAAAACTAAACCGAATAGTCGAACATTTTGGAAGAAGAGGAGCAATCCAAGAACAACTAACAGTTGCAATTCATAATGCTATTAATAAAGTAGTAGAAGAAAATACAGGAGTTATGGTTGTAATTCATAGTTTTCATAATTGTGTTGGTTGTAGAGGTGTTAAGCATATTGGAGCTAGTATGATTACTAGTGATGTTTCAGGTGTGTTTGCAGATCATGAAAAAACTGCAAAACAAGAAGTAATGGGAATGTTACGATTAAATTTACTAGGATATAAATAATTAAAAAACCAAAAAAATGATATTAAATGCAAATTCAGTAGCGGATTATATTAAAGAAAGCGATTTTTCAAAAAGGACTCAAATAGGAATAGATTTATCTGTTTGTAGGATAGAGAAAATTTTAGTTGGGGGTGAGGTCTATACAGATGAAACAATAATCAACCCAGAATATTATGTAGAGGTTGAGGCTTTTAAATACCCCAAAGAAGAAGACGATTCAAGAGAAGTATGGGAGTTAATGCCAGGTGCTTATTCTTTAACATTTAACGAAGGGGTAGAAGTACCCCCAAACTGTACAGGATTTATCCTTCAAAGAAGTTCACTTTACCGAATGGGTAATCAAATATGTTCTCCTGTGTGGGATCCTGGGTTTAAAACCGATCAAATGGGAACTACATTGGTTGTCAACAACAGAATGATAATCGAAAAAAATGCAAGAGTAGCGCAATTCTTCCTTCATGAAAACGCACCTGTAGCAGAATTATATGATGGTCAATTTCAAAATAAAGTAAATTATTAATGTATAAAAACGTTTATACACAAAAAAATAGAGAACATTGGGGCTGTTATTTTATTCATTTATGGGATGATTATGGTTATTCCGTAGAAGAGTTTCAAAATTATGGATATATAGAATGCCCAAAATATCAAGAAGAAGCTATAGGGGTTAAAGGAGAACCCTTAAAAAAGGTAAAAAAATGGGATAGAAATGCAACCAATACCCATTATTCTGATCATACTTTAGGTAATATACACACAAAGTTTCTTATTGACAAATATGGAAATACTGATGAAGTAAGTAAAACCCATAGAGAATTATTTTTTGATATTGAGATTGAAATGGGGGGTGCTTTAACTGAAGAATATATAAAAGAAGCACCTAAACCTCTTACTTCAATTGCTTGGTGGGATAAACAAGTAGATGAATGGGGGATTGTTATTGTAGATAAAACAGGTGAACTTAAAGCCGAAAAAAAAGATAATAAAGAAATCATACCTGTAAAAACAGAAACTGATTTAATTTCAGCCTTTTTAGATAGATATGAAGCTATAGAACCAGATATTTTGGTTGGTTATAATAGTGATTATTTTGATATTCCTTATCTTTACCATAGAATTCATAATCAATTAGGTTATAGATATTCAAAACGATTATCTCCTATTAAAGTAGTAGAATCAAATAGGTTTTGGGACCCTGAACAATCAGTTAGAATTGCAGGAGTTTCTTCTCTTGATTATATAAGGTTACATAAAAAATATAGTAATAAGCAAGAACCTTCATATAAATTAGATTCTTTAGGGGAAAAATATGTAGATCAAAAGAAAATTGAATATACAGGTACTTTAGACACTTTATTTAAAGAAGATAAACAAAAATTCATCGAATATAACTTTATGGATGTTAAAATCTTAAAATTATTAGATGAAAAGTTTAAATATATTGATTTAACAAAAAACTTAGCTCATAAAGGAAAAGTCAACTATGAAGAAGTATATAGATCATCTCGAATCCATGATGGGGCTATATCAGCTTATTTATTAAATCAAGGAATAGTTCCCCCTAATAAAGATCCAGATCCTTTAGAAAATACAGGATATGCTGGGGGTTATTTGTTTATGCCTAAAACGGGGACTTATAATTATTTGTTTGATGAGGATTTAGAAGCTCTATATCCTACAATTATTATGTCTTTGAATATAGGAAGAGAAACTTTTGTAGCTAGAATTATGCCTTATGAACCTGAAGAAGGTGATCTTAACTATGAGGCAATAATGAATGAAAACAAATATAATAATAGGTTAGGTTTAAATGATTTGAAAAAATTAGAACCCGAATCTATACTTACAGTTGGAAAAAAAATAAACCAAAAAAGTATGAAGGTTAAAGATTTTCTTGACATTATTATATCAAATAATTTGGCTATCTCAGCAAATGGTGTTATATTCAGGACAGATAAGCAATCTACTTTAGCAACAGTTTTAAAGAAGTGGTTTGATGAAAGGCGTGAATTTAAAAAATTAATGAAAGCCGCTTTTCAGAAAGGAGATAAAAAATTAGGAGAATATTATCATTTAAGACAATATACCTTAAAGATCTTACTTAATTCTCTTTATGGGGCAACAGCCAGACCAGAATTTAGGTATGGTTCTATTATTTTATCTTCGGCTATTACTTTAACGGGTCATAGAATCATCCAAGAATCAGCTTTAATGGCAAATACACATATGAATAAAGTAATAAGAGGAGAAGAAAAATTAGAAGTATGAATGAACCAAATTTAAAAAACCTAACAGAAGAAGAATCTTCATTTTATATTCCTGCAAGTGAAGAAAAAACAGGTGCCCCTCTTTTAGGGTATACTAGAATGCCTCAAGAAGGAGGATGGGATGAAGTTACTTATTATACTACAAGGAGACGTTTAGGTAATTTTGTTGGAGAAGGTAATTATTATGTATATGTTTTATCAAATGAAAATATGCCTGGTCTTTTAAAAATAGGTTATACTAAAAAACACCCCGAAGAAAGAGCAAAACAAGTTTCTAGAAGTACAGGAGTTGCTGGAAAATATAAAGTAGAATTTGCTCTTAGATGTCACGATGGGATTGGGTTAGAATTTGAAGTTCATAAAGAATTAGATTATTGTAGAGTAGATAGTCAAAAAGAACACTTTCAAATTACATTAGCAGAAGCAAAACAAAAAATCGAAGAAATTGCAACCAGATATACCCGAAATAATCTGTAAACCAGAAGATGAAAATTTTTGTGTCTATATTGATACAGACTCAAACTATTTTTATGCATATCCTTTATTAAAATATTTAAATCCTGATTTTGATAATTTAGGGGGGAAAGAAAAAGATGATTTACTTGAACAAGTAGCTCTTAAATACCAAGATGTAATTAATAGTGGCTATAATCAAATGGCAAAAGATATATTCAATATAGATTCTCATATGTTTAATATGAAAACTGAATGTACAATTAGATCAGGTTTTTTTTCTGGTAAACGAAGATATGCCCAACATATTACTAGAAAAGAAGGTATAGATGTTGAAGATATTGATATTAAGGGGTTAGATTTTATGAAATCTAATTTCCCACCCGTATTTGGTGATTTTTTTAATGATATTTTAATTAAAATATTGTTTGGATCAACAAGAGATGAAATTGATAAAGAAATTCTCGATTTTAAAGATAGTATGAAAGATATGCCTCTTGAAGATATAGCTAAACCAACAGCTGTAAAAAAATTATCTCAACATATAGGCAAAAAACCAAAATCAGACCAAATATTTACAGAAATTAAAAGAGTAAAAGGAAGAAATAAAGATAGACCTGTTGGGGCTCCAGCACCCGTTAAAGGTGCTATTTACTATAATGATTTACTTAAATTTAAAGGTTTAAATAAAAGATATAATTATATTATAGATGGCGATAAAATAAAGTGGGTTTATTTAAAAGATAATCCTTATAAGATTGAGATGATTTCTTTTCTTGAATATGAATTACCCAAAAAGATTAGGTCTTTCATTGAAACTTATGTAGATAGAAGTAAAGCTTTTGATACAATTTTAAAGAATAAACTTGAATCATTTTATAAAGATTTAAATTGGGGGGGATTAACTTTAAACCCTTATGTCCATCAATTTTTTTCTTTTTAATATTTATCACAAATAGGTTATGATACAAAAAAAGGTTTTAAATAATATTATTTCTAAATATCACTTAAACGGTAACGTTGAAAAAGTTATTTGGATTTGTGAGAAAGGAGATGAAACAAACCAACTTACCCTTGATTTTATAAATGAATCTAAAACTTTTATAGGTAGAGTATTTTGTGATAATATTAATTTAAAAGAAGGTAAATATGGGGTTTATAGTACATCCCAATTAAATAAAGTAATCAATATTTTAGATGGAGAATTGTTAATAGATACTAAAAAACAAAATGGTATTTTAACTCAAATAACAATAGCAGATACTAATTTTGATGCTACTTTTAGTTTAGCAGATCCTCAAGTATTACCTAAAAAACCCTCCATTAAAGAAATAGGAGAACCTACCATTACTTTTAAAACAACCGAAGAATTTTTTAGTAGATTTATAAAATCAAAAAATGCTTTACACGAAACTGAATTTTTTAATATAAGTTCCCAAGAAGGATTTAATGGAAACGAAATTATATTTTCTATTGGAGGGGATTCAATTAATAAAATTGATTTTAGTGTAGATTCAAATATAACAAAGTATGAAGACAACATAACAGAACCTATATGGTTTAGTGCTGAAGTTTTTAAAGAAATTTTAAAAGCAAATCAAGAAGGTGTAGGTGTTATAAAAATATATAAAGAGGGAATAATTCAATGTGATTTTATGGAAACAATAGAGAATCAAAGTATAATAAGTAATTATTATTTAGTTAAACAACAAAAAAATTAATATAATGAAGGGAAGAAAAAAAGGTCAAACTAAAAGACAGAGTAAAATTAAAGATAAATTATTATATCCTTATGAAATATGGGTAGATGAAGACCAATATACTTTAATGGATGTTGAAAAATCAAAACCTATGGGGTTTTATAATAATATGTCATCTCTCATCAATAAAGTAAT